ATCGTAGCGTTTAGCAATGTATTCTAGAGCTTCTTTTTTTGTCATTTGTTTAAAGCTTTGTATTTCTCAATGATATCAACCAGCTCAAATCTGTCCCATTTGTAGCTTTGCTTTTTTGAGAGTTCAACTGTCTGCTCTAGATCATAGACTCTATCCATTCCTATCTTGTCAATTAGATTGATTCTGTAGTTGAGCAAATTCGCACTCATGTAGTAATTGCATTTAAGGCATTGACCATGCACATTGTCCTCATTAAATCTGAGCTGTGGATGTTTGCCTGCTGAATAGAAGTGACCAGCCTGGAGAGTTGTTTTTTTGGAACAGGAGATGCAAGGCTTTCCCTGGTCTCTGTTTCTGATGTAGAGATGAAAGTGTCTGACAGCTATCTTGATGAGCTGTGCAACTGTCTTATTTCTGTAGATGTTTTTAGCCATGATCTTAATGGCTATCTGGACTCTATAAATTTACAACCTTCTAGCACACAATAGGTCTACAATCATTTAACACTTTTGGCTATGTTATAAACAAAAAACTCCCCACATAAAGCAGGGAGTTCAAAAACTAATTAAAATGAAAAAAGTGAGTGATTCATAGCCAGAGGCTACTAGGCACACTCAAGCCTATGCTACATTAAGCTTTGTCTGCACTGATTTCTCAGCTTTTTTGTAGTGTTTCTGAAAGACTTTAAGATAGTTTGAAACACTAGGCTGTGATGTTTTGAGGATCTTAGCAATTGTCTTTTGCTTATTTCTTTTCATTTTCAGATCTACAATCTGTCTCATCTTCTGTGGATCTAGCCTGGTGTGTTTTCCTATTCTTTCAAAAGTCAGTTCAAACCTTTCATTGTGTATTTTAGCAGCAGGCTCTTCTTTGACTTCAGTGTTGTTTGCTTCCAAGTACTCCTGGAGGATTGGTGTTATTGCCTGGACCAATTTGAGGACCAGCTCTTGATTTTTATTTTCCATTAGTTTCATATTTAAAAAGGTAAATCATTTTTAGTTTCTTCTGGCTCTTTGTCCAGGATAGGGAAAGGTGACAACACCTCTGAGGAAGCATTGCTGCCATCAGTTGCTTTTTCAATTGAGAAGCCTTTTAGTGATGTAAAAGATCTGAAGTGATCTTCTCCTGGCTTTTGCCACTTTCTGCCTTGCATGTATGCTGTTATTTTGACATCATCACCTTGCTGGATCTCTGCGTTTTTTAAAGTTTCAATTCCTTTTTCATTCCACTCAATTGTGAAATAGTCAGAATACTGATCTTTTTCAATGTCTGGAATCAATAGGATCAACTCCTGGTTTTTGTAGCTGTTGTTTGTTTTAGGCTCGCCTTTCTGAAAGACAATGCCATTTAGTTCTAGCTTTAAGCTCATTGTTTTAGTATTTAGTTGATTTTCGTTCTGTAGAGACCTCAGCTAGTCCCTGCTTTGTTTCTGTGTTTTTGCTGATTGATCTATTCATTCCTACTTCACATCTCTGATCAAAGTAGGTTTGAAATATTTTCATGATTTTGTCTATGCCTAATGATTCATAAAAGCTCCCATGTTGACCCTTTATAATCTGATTAAATAACAAGCTGAGATCTGAGAACTTTAGAGAGCCATAATCTTGAATGATCATCAAAGCTGCATATTCAATTTGTTGCTCACTCATCGGTCTTTTTAGATCCAGGAGCTGATTTAAGTGAATGAGCCATCCTATCAGAATAGCCTCTATAGTGTTTGCTCCTGCTTCTCTTTGTACTGAGTAGAGAGTCCCTGTTGTTTTGTCATCAATAGCATCCTCAATTGTCTTGATAGACTTTGATAGATTTAAAATTAATCTATGAGGATTGTATTTTTTCAAAAGCTTTCCTTTGGAGGCTTGAGTAGTCAGTTTTTGTTGCATTGTTTTTTGTTTTATTAATGATTTCATCTTCCCAGCTTCTGTTGTTTAAAAAAGTCTGAGGATTTTTTCTGTAGGTTTTGTCTGGAGTTGCTTCCAGATAGGCAGGCAAATAGTCAATGATCTGCTCTTTTGTTTTCTGTGTGATTGAGTTCCACTTCTTTTCAATCTTTTCTCTTGATCCTATCTTTTTGTCATAGAGATTCCAGAAATCTGAAAATGCTGGATATATTTCAACTACAATTTCATTTACATCTTCATTTTCATTTTCATTTTCTAAAGGCATTGCCATGGCATTGCCATCGGATAGAGTCTGTTTAGTTGATGATTTGTTTTTATTCCAGCGTTTAAGGGCGTTCTCACGCTGTTTCACAGAATGAGCAGCTCTCTTCTCTCTCTCCTGCTCCACTCTTTCATTGTAGTAAAGACCATTTTCATCTATGCGAAACTTTGCCAGGACATCTGCAGTGGGTATGCCATGGCATTGCAATTGCATGACCTTCTTTGTGAGATGCCCTTTCTGGTGCTGTAAACAAAGCAGAGTGATAAACTGTCCTCTCTCCTCCATTGTAAGATCAGAGACTCCTGTGAGGAAGTCTGAGCTATAGAATAGGAATGCTGGATCTTTACTCATCTGTCAAAATCATGTTTTGTGTCTGTTGATCAATTATTTTAATGATCTCATTTTTTGTGATGGACACAGTTTGCTTTCCTTCCAGAATGTCAACAGCAACTGCATAAACTCTGGCTCTGTCTTTTTCTGAGATTCTATCTATAAGATCATTTAAAGCTTTTTTGATCACTTGAGTCTCTTCTCTTGAATCAATCACATGAAATCTGCCTATGAAAAAATCTGCTTTTTCTCTAAAGTCTCTGTCTGTTGCATAGAGATTGTCATATTTTTTACAAGCGTGAAGGACAGAGGCATGATCTCTGTTGATGTATTTCCCAATAAATGACAGAGAAAGTCTCAAATGCCAATGAGCAAACTTGCAGAATATCTTTTGCAGATCTTGTTGATGTCTTTTTCTTGATTTGATTCTGATGTCAACTCCTGTCTCATCTAGGATTGTGTTGACGTAATCACTTAAAAGATAAGTTCCTGTCTCTTTTTTTATTGGGTGTTTAGGATTATATTGTGTCATAATTTACTTTTTTTGTAAAGCTCTGGGAGGATTAGATATTGTCCAGATAGCGTTCCTCCCTTATGCCTTAGTTAATACTATTGAAGATTTGTTGTGTTTCCATTTAGGCAGAGGAAGCTCCTCACCATTGTCATCCACAAATTTGTGACCTTCTAGTGTCACAGTTGCTCCAGATTCAACTCCCTGGAGTCCTTTTTTATACTTGTCTTTTAGATTGTTCAAATGTTTTTGCATAGTCACAATCTCTGGACAGTTTGAATAGTCAACTGTTTTTGATCCTTCTCTCCTGGAGATCTTATAGTCTCCCCAGATGTAGTGATCAGTACCTACAAGATCATCTAGTGCCATCTCCTCTAGATCAGAGAGTGTTACTGCAAAGAGCTTTTGCAGTTGTTTGATTTGTAGTACAGCAAAAGGAGCATATAAGTTACCCTGTTCCACTTGTCTGACTATATCATCCAGGAACATCTTTGCTGTTCTCTTTCTTGTTATCAGCTCTTTTTCTTTGCTGTTCACTTCTGATGCGAGTTCTATTTTTTCTGTCATCTGTGTTTTAGTTTTGGTGATTGAATTCTGCTTCTTTAAGACAGTATCTGCAGAGAGGTGTGTTCTGGTGCAGCTCGTATGCTCTACCTCCACAGTTTCTGCAAATCTCATCTCTGTTAATGTAGTATCTCTGATCTATCATGACTGCTGCTCATCTTCATGCCACATATCATCCTTTGAAAAGACTCCCTCATTTGCAAAGCCTGTCAGAGTTAGAATTGCTCTTCCTCTTCCTCTTTTCTCAGCCATGCAGGATAGGTAGGACACTCTGCAGTTTTTTGTGCTGGCTTCTCCTATGGTGTGATAGATAGGATTATCTCCCCATTTAGCTGTAAATTTCAAAGCAACATGCTCTCCAGGAACACACAAAGCTTCTATAGGTTTAAAATCAACCTCCATCTTTTCAATTGCCTGGATCTTTTCAATGCCACTCTTGAGCATGAAAGGGACTTCTTTATGTCCATATCTTTGCATGTGAAAGTCTGATCCTACTAGACCATAAATCTCACTGAGTTCTCTTAGTCTTTCTGATTTCATAGTGCAAATTGTTTTTGCTCTTCCCATAGTGACTCAATGTGAGCTTTAAGTTCTGAGACTGTTGATTTGATGTTTCTAGCTAATGTGCTGAAAGTTTCTGTGTTGAATCCTCTCTCTGTGTTTGGAGGAATGACAAGCTTGCCCTTTTCATCAAAGTTGAAAAAAGGACTGACTGTCCAGGATTGACTGTTTGCTTTTACTGTTGTAAAAATTGTCACTGACTGATCATCTGTGTCAAATGACAAACTGAATTTTGAGTGTAACATATTTATTTGTTTAAGTATTCATCTGCAGCCTGTTGAGTTACAAGCCTTCTTTTTCCTCTATGCACTACCTTAAGCCTTCCTCTTTCAATATCATCCTCTATTGTCTTTCTAGAGAGTCCTGCAATTTCTGTGACCTCTTTTATGTTGAGAAAGTTTGTAGGCTTTACCTCTGGACCATGTGCAATGATCTGATTGAGTCTGGTGATCTCAGTAATACATCCATCAAGCTTTGCCTCTAATGCTTCAAGCTGAATCTGGTTTTCTATTTCCTGTTGCTTATTCATATTCTATTTTAATATTTCTGCTAATTGATTTTTCATGACAGAGTGTTGAGCTGGTGTGTGTTTCAAGTCAACTCCATTTTCATCTAAAAGTGAAATACACAGAAAAAGAAGTTCTGTTGTACAATGGATTTGATTGTGCTGTTCCATGCTTCCAGAGATGACAAGAGTCATCCCATTGTTTAGCAGGATCTTTTGCCATTTATACTCAATTCTTACTGTGTCTTTGTCAATGAGAGTTTCTTTGTTTATCCTCATTTTGTTAATTTCTTTTAAAGCTTTAAGAGCCTCTGTGTGCTGTTTTTTAGTCATTTTTTATTTATATTTATAGAACAAGAAAAGAAAGCATTTCTGTTTATGTTCTGATTCTGTTCCAAATGTAAACAATATTTTCTGTTTTTTTACATTCAGTTTACTTTTTTTTCTTTTTTTGCAAATTTTTGCAATTTTTTAGAATGTTTTTAGAATAGATTTTTAATCACAAACACAGAGAAAATGAGTAATAGTTCAGCACAAAGCGATAGGCTCAAAGAGTTTATTGATCACACAGGCATGAGTGTGTCACAATTTGGAAAGCAATGTGACTTTCCATCATCATCAACACTTCACAATGTCATCTCGCTAGGAAAAAGACCTTCTCAAAAGGTTTTAGACAAAATCATCACCAGGTTTCCACAGCTCAATTATGATTGGATTGTCTTAGGATATGGAGAAATGATTGTCAAGGGATTTGACAATAAGCCTGTTTCAGCAGACAGCCTTCAGAAATCAACACAGGCAAGCTTTGGAACAATACAGCAGAGCATGCATGATCATGACTTTTCACTCAATGAGCTTGCAAAGTCAGTTGAAAAGGCAATCACTAGAGTTGACACTATATCTCAGTTTTTAATCCAGGCAGCAGAGTCATCAGTAGAAAAACAGGCACTGATTGAAAAGCTTTTTTTTGAAAAAGTTGACAATAAGATTCTAGAGGTTGATAAACATGTTGCACAGCTTTTTCATGTATTAAGAGAGAGAGATCAAGAGGCTAGAGAATCGGAGGACAAAAGAATTGATAGACTTGACCTCCAAAGAAGAGAGCAAAGGCAAAAAGACATGAAAATTTTGTTTGATCAATTTGACAGACTATCAACAAAAACAAAAGAACATCTGGACCTAAATGCAGAAAGACAAAAAACACTCATCCAGGAAAAGATAGATGAAGGGATCAGAAGAGGCATTGATCAGATGAACATAGAAATGAAGAAAAATGCAGTTGAACAAACAGACTTTGCTATTAAGTCATTGATGGAAAAGTTTAGATTGTCTAATTTGTTGCCAGGATTAGGATCACCAAAAAAAACATCTAATCCCAAGCTGAAAGAATAGCCTCAGACAGCCTGGCTTTGTCAACTCTGATGTAGTTTTCAAGCGTTTTAAGAGACTTAATTCCTGTGACCTTCATGATCAATGAGTGACTCACTCCTTTTTGCTCTGAGAGTGTAATGAATGTCCTCCTGGCTGTGTGACTTGCAATCAGTTTGAACCTAGGGATCTCTTCTGTGTCTTTCCTGTTTCCATAAAATCTGTCCCTGGTGACTACTTCTGTGAATCCTGCAAGCTCACATATCTGATGAATGTGATCATTGAACTTTTGTCCAGAGATTGTCTTGAGTTTCCAATTATATTTGTCTAGCAAAGCTCTCAGTTTCCTAGTCAATGGAATGTAGGAAAACTGTCCTGTCTTTTTTGCTCTGATTTCTATGTTGTTTCCCACAATGAACTTCCTGTCAAAACGCTTGTAATCTGAAAACCTTTGTCCAGAGTAGCAACCTATCAGAAAAAGATCTCTGTAGTAATCTTTGACAGGATCTAGCTCTAAGGTCTCCAGGATCTCTAGATCAGAAAGTGAAAGTGAGATGTGTGATGTTTCCCTTTTTTTGATTTTCACATCTTTAAAAGCTGAGTTGACAGCATAGCCATTTTTGACACACCAATTTAAAAAAGACTTAAAAAAGCCTAGCTTTCTTCTGAGTGTATTGTCAGAGATGTTTTTCTCCTTCCTAAAGTATGCAATCAGATCATTGAAAAAAGCACTGTCAAAATCAGACAAATAGAAAACTTTGTTTTTCTTTTTCTGTATCTGCATAATAGCTGTGTGCAGTCTAGTGTATTTTTGCCAGGAATCTTTTTTGACAGATTCACTGTCTTTCTTTTGCTGGATGTAGATCTGGAAGTAGTCAGAATAGGTGAGCCTTTTAGTGACTTGTGCAAGCTGAAAATGCTCATCAAGTTTTTTTCTTACAATGTCTCTAGTCAAGCTTTCTTTGTAGTACCTTTTTAAATCATCAAAGACTTTCTGGTACTCATTCAGCTCATGTGTCATTTTTCTGTTTGCTTCTCCTATCTCACCTCTCCTGGCTTTTGGTCTTTGATTTTTTAAGTCCCACTCAGATCTGTCAACTTTGATCTTTGTAGAATATCTGTGTCTCTTTCCAGAGATCCAAAAATGAAAGAGGATAAAACCTTGATGCAAATAAAAACTCATAGAGACACTTTTAGAGACAGTCTAAAACTACAAAATCCTGGTTAATAGTGTCAAATAATACCAGGAAAAGACAAAAATGCTAGTTTTTACTAGCTTTTACCACTATTTACTAAGTGGGTTCAAGTCCCTCTTTCTCCGCGATTATCTCTGGAAACCCCTGCTATTTGTGGGGGTTTGTTTTTTTAGAGACACATTTAGAGACACTAGAGCCAAAAGTTAGCCTCTAAATCTAGAGCTTCATCATGCAGTTTATTGCAGTTTCTCCTTCCAGGATCACTCCACATCCAATGGCTTGCTTTTTGAAGTTTTTTGCATAGGCTGCTGCATAGGCTGTTGCATCTAAACCACACCCCACTTGCATGCCAAAGACTCTGAAGTTTCTGCCTACCATCCACTCAGTATAGGCTTGAGTGTGAATGTGTCCCTGGACTGTACTCATCATGTCATTTTTTGCTTTTGTGCGAGCTGTGCCTCCTTCACCATGCACATACTGCACCCCATCATAAACAACTCTTTCAACCCAATTCCAATTAGTTCCCAGGACATCATTGTAGGATCTGATCCAAACCTTTGGAATAGCAGAGTCAAAAGCTCTTCTCATGATCATCCTGTCATGATTTCCTATACATACATCAGCAACAGGAAACTCATCAGACCATTTCTTGACAGCTTGAATGGCAAACTGCAGCTCATCAGCTCCTCCAAGTCCATCTGGATCTGTAGTGTGAAAACTAGAGTAGTGATTGTCAATGATGTCTCCAATAAAGACAACCTGGTTGCAGTTGTATTTTTTATAGATCTCTTTGCAAAAATCAAAATAGCCATCAAGCTCAAAAGGAGCATGTAGATCTCCAATTGCCAGAATCCTTCTCTCTGTTGTTTGTGTTTGCTTCTCTGTGTTTATGTTTTGCCAAAAATTAGAATTCATCTTTCTCTGTTTTGTTCATGATGTTTGTTTTTTGTTTGCTCCCAGCAGATGATCCAAAGTAATATCCGATCACTTGAGTAAAAGCTGCAACTACAGCTCCAAATCCCATGTCAAACAATCTCTGTGATTCTTTTGGGATCTCCCAGAGTCCAATTGCTCCAAAAACAACAGCAACAAATGACAATGTGATTCCCCAGCCTACTGTCTTGAAAAGAACATCACTAGATCCAGAGGCAATGGCTTGCATCTCTCTCTGTCTTGCTGAAGCTCTGTCTGCAACTTCTGCCTCATAAGCTTCCAGGACAAGCTCCTGGGCTTTGATTTTGTCCTCTGCAGGAGCATCTGAGCCTTTTATTGATGAAATAACCTCCTCAATGCCCATATTGCCATTGATTAAACTTCCAAGTGTTGGATTAATTAAACCCACAGAAGCTTTTATCAGTTTTCCTACAGTAGTCTGTCCGAATTTCTTTTTTTTGTTCATAGGCTCAGAGTTGTGCCTGTTGTGTTAGTTTGGATATAAAAAGAGAACTCTAGGAGATTTGTCTGGATCTGAGTCAACATGAATGAATCCTCCTTTTTCTGAGATTCCAATTCTGTTGAATCCAGCTTCAATGAGTGACTGTGTGATGTTAAAACGATCTCTGGAGGTTGTTGCTGCAATATCAACTGCATATCCATACATGTGAGAGCTGCCTTTTGATCCTGGTCCTCTTTTTCTTCCTCCGACTGCAGAATTATGTGCCTCACATCTATAGCCAGAGGTAATGATAAAAGGTGTTTGTCCTTTGACTGTTGCTCTAGCATGGTCGAGCCTTTCAAGAAAATCAGAATCCATGTTGACCCTACCAGAAGATCCTGTGCTTTTGCACGAACTGCAGTTGCAATCAAATTCAGAAAATTTAAAATAGTTCATTCTTTGTAATCATTTAGATTGTCATTCCAGAACCTTTTAATTAGTCCCTCAACTATTCTCATTGCTACATAAAAAGCAAGGAAATCCATTATTTGCTCAAATGAGTTCCATCACACAGACCATCTGGGTGCTGTGAGTTTCCACATTGACATGTTTTAGGCTTTGTCATTTTTCTTTGTTTTTTTTGTTACTTTCTTTTTGACTTTTTTAGCAACTTCTTTGATGTCCTCTTTCACATCCTTCACAGCTTCTTCAACTTTGTCTGGAATGCCATCTTTGTCTTTGTCCTCAAAGACTCCATTGTAAGTCAATACAACAATTGCTGCTGCTATTGTCAAAATAACTGAAATAAATACTATCATTTTTTTTCTTTTTTAGTGTCATGATTAATTGCTGAAACAAGAAGGATTCTGTCAATTAAGTCCTCCTGCATTTTTATGATGAGATTTTCTAGTCTGTCCTTTTCAGCAACTAGAGCATCAACTTTTGTTTCTAAAGAGTCGTTTTTCCTCTGAAGCTCTTCCACATGGTTTGGATCTTTTCCAATAAACACATAGACAGCAGCTCCAATTGTAGCAATCAAGGCTCCTATTATTAATTTGAAAGAGTCATTGTTTGACTTTGGTATTTCCTGCCAGCTTAAAAAAACCAGCAAAAGAATCACAAACAAAAAGACAACTCCAGAACCTATGTACCCTCTTATTTCTTTCCTTTCTCTACTAGTCATGTTTGTCATTGATGTTTTCTATTTCATTTTTTTTATGATACTCAAAGAAGTGTATCCAATAGCTAATACTAAAGATATAGTTTGTAAATAGGGATTCGCTTCGCTTACACTGATTCCTAGTGCAAATAGATTCGTAACTGCTATCTTCAAATCTTCCATTTTAAGAATTAATCAGTTGTTAGATTTGTTAACCCTTCTAAGGTCTTAATCTCGTTATATATTTGAGTATATAAATTAGTCTCGTGGTCATGCGTTTCTAGTTGACCAACTTCCCAAAACAAAAAATCTTCTTGGTCTGCATTTCTAGTTGCTACATCTGAGTAAGCTGCATATTGATAATTGACTACCAAGTGTTTTATGTTGTTAGCAAAAAAAGTGAAGATTTCCACTTGTTTCACAGACAAATAAACATTTGTATAATTTGTCACAGTTGTGATTTGTTCTTGTACTTCTACTACCTCTGTCGTTCCATCGGGATGTGTAATAGTTTCACTCACCATATTAGAAGGATGAGATGTTGATGTTGTATGTGTGCAGTTTCCTATTAAAGCCATTTTTTTTGTTGTTTAAGAATAGATGTTGACTGTGTGTGTTGTTCTATTAGTCGAAGTGTAACCAGATGCTGAAAAGGTACAGCCATGTCCGATAGTTCTAGGTGATAGATACGTTTGTTGTTTCATAGTTACATAGACCCCTTCACCACTTAAACTGCCAGAGTTTAGAGTAGCACTAGAACCTGAGGTGCTTGACCAACTTCCTGACCACCATCTTTGCACGAATGTCACACCACTACCGAAAGTGTAACCACTAGCAGTCACTGCAGCAGGAATAGAACCAGAGCTGAATGATGCGTGTTTGTAGTTCATAACAGTCACAGAGCCATGAAATGCTCCCTCAGAGTGTACATTAACGCTTATGTTTGCTGATGTTCCAATGTTGAGCATAGTTGTTGTACTTGACCTTGTTACACCTACTGATTCCCCTACTTGATTGACAACAAAGGCAGTTGCATAGTATGTTGTTCCAGCTGATAACCCTGTAAAATTTCTATTAAAACTCCCTGTCGTTCCACTTACTGTGTATTTAGTATTGTTTGAATAAGTTGAGCTTGTGCCAAAATAGAATCCTCTTGAGGAAACAGTACCACCACCATCGCTTGTCACATTTCCATTTGCTTGTATGGAGCTTGTTCCTATGCTACTGTTTGAGCTTGTAGTCACTGATGGCGATACAGCATCACTTAATCCATAAAAATCAGTCATTTGTATTTGACCATCGCTTAAACCTGCATCATCTCTTGCTTGAAATAATGAAATATCAGTGTCTCCTGTTTGGTCAAATTCAGCTTCAATATCTGCAATAAGGGAAATCTCTCCACTTGATGTAATTGGCATAAATATTCTGTTTTAAAGTTTTTCTACTTTTTCACTCAATGTTTTCACAGACTCAATCAGCAAACCTATCAGTCCATTGTAGTCAACAGTCAAATGACTATCATCAGAGTCAAGAGATTTAACTTCTTTTACTAGATGAGGCATTACTTTTTGAATGTCCTGTGCAATAACACCAGAGCTTTTTGATCCATCTTTTTTCCAATTAAAGTCAACTCCTTTGATTTGTTCTAAAGTTTCAAGAGGTGCAAAAATTGGGTTGATGTTGTCTTTCAATTTCTCATCAGATGACACTGTAGTCGATGCAGCAATCACATCACCATCTACATGTAGATCTCCATCAGCTTCCAAACGCATTTCATTATTACCATTTACAACAAAATCAATTTGTGTGTCTGTTGTAAACTCTATTTTGTCTCCAGAATCTTTTCCAAATGTGTCTGCATAGACTACAGTGGCGTCAATTTGTCCATTGTTTGTAGATGCAGATTGTCCCACTCCTAAACAGTGAAATTGAATGTGTCCAGAAGTCCCTAGTCCGATTGAATCTCTTGCAGTTGATCCTGTTTCAACTCCAAAATTTGTCCCATCACCAACAACAAAACCTCCATCAGTAGCTGTCAGAGCAGCTAAAGAGTCAGAAGAGTTGTTTGCAACATAGTCAACAACAGCTGCACTTGTTGGAAGAGTAGTGTCATTGTCATTTGATGCAATTCCTTCTGATTCTGTTACTATAGCTGCATCAGCAATCTTTGCAATTGTTACTGCATCATCTGCTATGTTTGATGTGCCTACAGCTCCTGCATCTGTTGAAAGCTTACCAGCAAGAGATGTTGTCATAGTTGCTGCAAAGTTTGCATCATCTCCAAGAGAAGCAGCAAGCTCATTGAGCGTGTCTAAAGCTGCAGGAGCTGCATCAATTGCAGTTGCAACAGCATTATCTGCATAGGCAGTTGTCGCAATCTTTGTTGAGTTATCACCAGCAGATTGAGTTGTTGTTGTTGGATTGCCTCCTAAAGCAACATCATCTGCAATTCTAGCAGAAGTCACATAGTCATCTGCATAGATTTCAGCAAAATTTTCTTTGATTTTTGTTGCTGCTGCTCTTAGATTATCTCCATCCCCAGAATTTGCGCTTGTACCTAAATTTAATTCTCTTAAAGCCATTTTTTATTGATTAAAAAGTTGTTTGATCTGCAGTGTAAATTGTTTGATCTGCAGTTATTATTGTTAAATCTATTGAAAGGATTCCTCCATCTGCATTGAATGGATAGATTGATCCCCATCCACTTTGTGCATTTGTGTCTCCCCACCAACTTGATGCGTAAATACTCCCATAACTCATAAAACCCAATCTATTTTATATGATTCATAATTTGGACTCATGTCCTCATTGCTGTTTGAAAACCATTCTGGAAAGTTTGTCGAGGCATTAAATGCCATGTGATCTATAAACCTCTCAGTGTAGCTCTCAGCTCTTTGTCTTTCTATCTGGACCAAGTCTTTAATCTCTTCAGCAGATGGCTCTGAGGCGTTCTCTGAAGTGTGTTTGAACACTCCTTTGTTTGAGATAGTGTAGGCTGCTGTCTTTAGGAATTCTGATAGTGTCAAATGAATCAGAATAGGCTTCACAAAGTTGTTTAGCAGATCCAAATAGGGATTTGACAGTGAGCTTCCAGCAATGTCTGATGCCAGCTTATTGTAGAGGTCAGTCCCTATGATCTCTCTGAGATATTGAGTCTGAGCCAGGTGCAAAGCAGGCACAAGCTTATCACTATCAATTGAGGAGTCCAGGATAGGACTCTTTCTCACTATGTCGTTTTTACTACAAAATAAAACTGTTGCCATATTAATTCGCTCTTCCTTTATTTGGTCGATCTCCTGGAGGAGTTCCTTCTATTCCTTTTCTTTTTAGTCCTGGCACATTTGCCACTCTCTTGTCATTTTCTAGATCATCTGTGCTGCTAGGCTCTAGAAACTTTCCTTGTGTGTCTCTTTTTCTAAAGAAGATCATTCTCTTAAAAAAATGCTTACAATTGACCCCTCCAGAGTATAGAAAAATACTATAGTTATCAGATCCTCCTTTTCCTAGTCCTGGATTCGGATCTAGTGCTGACAGCGCATCAATATCTTCTAGCCTGTAAAGTAGTCCATGTTTTGTGCCTGTATTTCTTGACATCATCTCAACACAAAATTTTCTTTGTGGATTAGGATTTCCAGCATAGACATATCTCAGCTTGTAAAGACCTTTGTCCTCTTTGCTTTTAGTGTCTCCATCTGCTGTGTTTGCAAACATGTCTATTTTAGATAAACTGTACTCATGCTGTGGATCTGTGACTGCTGTCTCTTCTATCAGTTCCCACTCATCAGAAATGTCCTCACCATACTGTGAGAGCTTTTCTATAATCAAACTTTCATGCTCAACAGACAGATCTGGTCTTTGACTAGACAATTGCTGTCCTGTTTCCTCTTCAACTTGCTCCTTTGTCACAGCGTTTTCTGTGTCTATAAACTCTATTGGAGTGAGTGTCTGAACATAAAGATCCAGAGAAATACCATTGACCCCTAGAATGTCATCAACTGCATCAATGATGTCATTTTGATAAGGCTTGATCACTAGGTTTTCAAAAAGATTGTGAGCGTTTTGGATCTCTTCAGCATTGTTTCCGAGTGAGCTTCCTGTGTCTCTTATACCTACCAAAAGAGGAGATGTGATTCTGTGTCCTATCATCAGCTTTCTGGAACACTCCTCAGAAATGTACTGATAGACTTCTGCAGAGTTTGGGGGGTTTATGTCCTCAATAGTTGTTTTGTTCTCTACAGAGTCGCTAAATGACACAATCACCTTCTCTCCATGAACTCCTGTGAGCTTGTCTGTGATCTCTTGTTTGATCTTTTTCATGCCCTCCACTGATGGAGATCCATTTGCAAAGCTCACTAGCTTAGATCCAGAGAAAGAGTTCTCAACCTCATTGACCAGGAACTCAGAAATTGAGCATTCTAGCTTTCCATAGTTTAGAGATCCAATGTAGTCTGGGACACTATAATAGTGCATTGATGGAATGTGCCTTCTGATGATGTAAATTTCATTTTTTGCACCAGATCCAAAGACAG